ACGTCGGCCAGTCTGTACCGCGCCGCCCTTCACTAACTGCTTTCCAATGTAGGGCGAGCGGCCCGGTGGCAGCGTAGCATTCTGCTTTCATGGCGCAGTCTGTCGGGCATGAATCGCTGGCCGTTGTGCTGACAGGTATCGGGCCGGTCTTGGCGTCCCAACGCTCAGCGAGCCATTGTCTGGTTCTGATTCGGTGCAACGGGCGAGACGGATTGTCATCCGGTATTGAGTCTGCAATGATCAGTGTCTCGCAAGCCATCATGTCAGCGGCACGCACGCGCGCACGTAGTATAGACTCACTGAACCCTGTTTGGTCTATCCATATGTCTAGTGCTCTCTTGCTGATGCCCAAGGCAAGGCAGACGTCTGCAATGCTCTTGCCGTGCTCTAACATGCCTGTGATCAATTCAGGATCGATCGCATCAAGTAGCTCTAGGTCTGATCGTTTCTTTTTGGTACCGGCCATGATGGTCCTTTGTAGTCAATGCTGTAGTCAATCTGTAGGCTGTAGTTTTTTGCCTGATTGACTACAGCTTTTCATTGGCGCGGTAGTCATTGTAGTCAATGTAGTCATCTATTTTCTGAAAGCTCACGTTTGCGCGCTGGCGCCCTGTCTAACCTATACATATATACCTCATATAAGAGTTAAACAGAAACAATGACTACATTGACTACAAACAGCCGTTTCTCCTCTGTACGCATGTAGTCAATCGTGCCCAAAAGCATTGCCTACAAAATGACTACCGTTGACTACAAACCAGGGTAAACACCTAGAATTTAGTCGTTGACACGTCACTAAATCGGTTACACTACAAGCACTGGCTAACGTAGCCAGCAACACTACACGAAAGTACACCATGCAAGTACACTTAACACTCAAGAGCGCGAATGCCAAGACCGGCCCGATACCTGTCAGCACAACGGCCAGCGATTCATGCCCGACAGACTGCGCCATGAAAGCAGAATGCTACGCTGCCACCGGGCCGCTCGCCCTACATTGGAAAGCAGTCAGCACCGGCCAGCGCGGTACAAACTGGCCGACGTTTACCAAATCAGTAGCGGCGCTGCCAGACGGCCAACTATGGCGCCACAATCAAGCCGGCGACCTACCACAGCGCGACGGCACTATCGACGCCGCCGCTCTCGGCCAGTTAGTCGCCGCCAATACCGGCAAACGTGGTTTCACGTATAGCCACCATCGCGACGCCGCGTCAATCAATTGGATACGCCACGCCAATGCATGGGGTTTCACTGTCAACCTATCGGCCAATGATTTACAAGATGCCGACGCGCTGGCCGATCACGCCGCCGGGCCGGTGGTAGTAGTGCTGCCAAGCACGCAAACCACCAACACCACCACACCGAAGGGCCGGGCCGTCGTCGTATGCCCGGCGACTCAACGGGCCGATGTAAGCTGCGCCACGTGCCAGCTCTGCCAGCGTCAACGGTCGGCCATTGTCGGGTTCCCGGCTCACGGCTCGCGTCATCGCGTGATCAACCTGCGACTCGCCGCCTAATGCCCGACTATGAGCCGGACACCGGCTCATGGGCGCGCATTGACGCCGATACTTGGAGAAAATTATGCTCTTGCCAGATATGCTTAGAAAATGCGACGTATCGCAGTTACTTGATTTTGCCGACTCGCTAGACCCTAATAACGGCTGGCGCGAGTCGGTTGACGACGACGCATCTATAACCCGCGACTCGCTGGCCGACGCCATGCTAGTCGCATACGACGACGCCGACACTCACGCATGGATCAACAAATGATTAAGACTATGAATGCCCGATATGCAGGGTTCGACTCGCGCACCGGCGCCAGCATTAGGCCCGGTGACCAAATTCAATACGACACGGCCACCAAGCGCGCTTGGCTATCGGAGCCGGGCGACATGGCCGACGAACAACAGGATGTGATCGATCATCCGAGCCGGTATAACCCGACATGGGTGTCTCACGTCTGGAATTCGGGCGGTCGCGAGTATTACCGCAACAAAGCCGGGCGCTGCGAGGATGCGCCATGTTGCGGGTGTTGCACAGCATGAGAGCCGCGACTCTCCTGCTGGCCCTGATGATGCTGGCCGGGCTACTGGCTGGCGCCCTGCACTATTTCGACGTGCTAGTCGCGTGAAGGACTATGAGCGGCTACGCTGGCCGCTCATGGGCACTCATGCCAACTACTTGGAGTAAATTATGGACACACTATCCTGGGCGCACCTACGCGCCCTAGGCCGCGCCGACAATGGCGGTCGCTGGTATCCGCGCGAAGATATCGCGCCCTACTTCAACGGCCTACGCGCGCCCTCCCGCGCATGGCCCAACAGTTACGCCAAAGCCGCGCAAACGGCCAAGTTTGCGAAGTGGCTGCGCGTTAATCATTCGGCCCTGGCCGATCAATTGGGGCTAACAGCATGAAGACCATCACCCTCAACCGCGCACGTTACACGGTGCGCGATGACCGGCATTCATTCCTAAGTGACATTCTCAAACTGACCGGCAAGCACAAGCCGGTTAAGCCTAAGGGCGGCGACCGGCGCCTGTACCCGACCGACGGCGACGTTAGTACAGCGGCATACGTGCAAGAGTACTACGCGCTGAATTCTGGCCGCTGGCCGAAGCTGCAAGGGTCGCCCTACGGCAACGAGAATACCCTGGCGGGTTTCTATGAGGGACTCAGCGACCGGGTGACAGTGCCCGAAGGCGAGGACAGTATGGAGGTCTGCGATGCGAACTGAATTCCACAACGAAGAGTTTATGATCACCTCGGAGGTCATGCAGACCCCGGATGGGCGCTGGCGGGTCATGCTGCGCGACGACGACAGTGGCCAGACAGTTGGCCACCAGACGTTCTACACCAACGAAGCCGACGCCCTGGCTTATGCGGAGCGCCTATGCTCTTAGCGGCGGCGCTGCTCGCCGCCCTGGTGGCGGTACTCTTCAACCTATAACCACAAGCCCCGCGAGGGGCTTTTTCTACGCCACGGCCCGGCGCATGTCGGACTTAGAAAGCCCGGCCACGTCGGGCGCCACGAAGATATGCTTCTTGGTGGGGAACTCGCGGGAGGTCAACCGGCCCATGTCCGACCACCCGGCCTCGCGCAGGGCATGGAATAGCGCGGCCTGCACAATCTTGACGCCCGGCGGCGCGGCGCCAGACCCCTGCACCCGGTCGCAGATTATGTGAAAGGGCGAGCCGATCACGCCCTGGGCGAACGGCCCCCGGCGCTCGCGCAGCATCTCAGTCAGTACGCTCTCGGCGGTGCTCATGCCTGCGTCGATCATGATGGCCTTGGCCTCGGTCAGTGGCGGCGGGGCCGACGGGTTGAAAGCGGACACGTCACGGGCCAAAAGCCAAGCGGCCACGCCTGCAAAGCCGCCCCGGTGGAGGTACCAGTTCCAAAGGGCCACGGCCTCGCTCTCGGGGAGGCGCCCGGCCTCGGCCCACGCCACGAACCAACGGCGGTCGTCGGAGGGCAAGCTGATCGCCACGCGCTCGTTAGAGAAGGCGACCACTAGCACCCGGTTAAGGGCCATGTACGGGTGCAGACCCTTACGGTTGACGGGCAGGTACTCGGGCGGGGCGGCGATGATGGGCTTGAGGTGGTTCTCAAGCGCCCGGCGGTCCCTGGCCTCGGCCTGGCGTAGCTCGGCTATCTCCATAACCTCACACTCTAGCCCGTAGCCCCACTGCGACGTGAGGTCGTCGTTCTTGACGACGGCGCAGTTGAGCTTGGCGGCGCCGCCAACGGCCCAGAAAAATGGGGCGAAGAGCGTATCCTTGCCGGAACCTGGCTTGCCGCCCAGTAGGACGGCGTGGTTGATCTTGTGGCCGGGGTACTGGACCTTGTGAGCCAGCACGTTAAGGAGATGCTCACGCTCGAACTCAATCGGCAGCATCCGCTCGGCGTGACGCAGCCAGCGGCTCACGTCACAGGCCACAGGCGCCGGGCGCGAGTTGCGCCAGCGGTTGCCGTACACCAGCCCGTCCCTGGTGACCAGCACCGGCTCGCCAGCGGCGTAGGTGACGCCGACCAAGGACCGGGCGCCAGCCGCCTGGCGGTTCTCGTCGTAGCAGACCGACGCCTCGACTCGGCGGGGCGCCTTGCCGGTGGAGTGGATGGAGACACACTTGATGTGGCGAAACAAGGCGTTAAAGGTGTTGCGGGACAGCTCACGGCGGTCCTGCATATCAAAAAACGCCTCGTCGTCCTGCAGGTATGCGAACCGCTCATACCAGCCTGACTTCTCAACCCGGCCCAACTCTTGGCGCGCGACCTCGGCGATGACCGCAGCCGCCACGTCGGGGTACTCGGGGCTGGGTCTGAGCTTGGCCAAGGCCAGCTCCAGACGCGCAGCCATCAGGTCGTCGCGCAGGCCGGGGGCGTGACGGGGACCGCCCTGGTCGGCGACCCACGCCAGAAAAGAGCTGCTGTCGAGGTCAACGCAGTGGCCATGCATACAGCAGTAGGCCCGGTTCAGCGGCATGTAGCGGCCCTCGGGGTTGCCGTCGGTATGCTCCGCGCTGTTGGGGCAAACCACACCGGCCCAGCCCTCGGCATTCGGGCGCGAGAGCAGCAGACCCTGGCCAGAGAGCCAGGCCAGCACATCATCGGCGCCGTCGTCGGTCATTCGAATCGGGCGGGGGCCACCAGACTCAGCCGGGCCAGGCTCCACGTCCAGGGCGGCGCAGATGTCGGCCAGTACGAACTCGCGCTCGGGGTGGAACTCAACCAGCCGGGACGCCCACTCGGCCTTGTCAGGCTTGAGGTTGACCGACCCGGGCAGTCGGAAGTTGCGAACCGGGTTACAGGCGCCGGGGTCGGTGTAACCCGCAGCAGCGATGGCCTTGATGGCGGCGGCGAACTCGCCCTTGGGCGGCTGTTCGCTGAAGACGTAGCCGTACTGGTAGTTGCCAGCACTAGTCTCCATGATCCAGGTCGGCGGCAGCGGCGGGGTCTTGGACTTGGAGCCAATGTCGTCAAGCACCATCACGGCGCAGTACTCGCAGTTGGCTGCGCTGGCCGACACCCGGCCCTCCTCGAAACGGTCGCAGATGAAGCTGGCGGTGTTGCCGTACCATGCCTGGCCATCTCGGACGCCGTGCGAGGGCAGGTAGGCAGGCCAGGTGGCCTTGACCGCACCATCGGCGTGGTACTGCGCCTCGCCGCCACGTAGCTGTGGTTTCTGGCGCACAAATAGCATTGTCTCGCCCACGGGCGCCAGCCCGGTGATAAACTCTAGGAATTGCATGTTGTCTCTTTCGCGCCGCCCCTGACCGGGCGGCGTTTTTATTTGCCGTAACGCGGCATCGTCTTGATCCCACAGTCCAGCGGCAGGCCAGTGGCCCAGGCTGGCGGCGTAGTCATCACCCTACGCACTTCCTCTTCTGAGCCGCCCTCGACGACGATCTCGTCGTGGACATGCAGCACCACACCGTCGAGCTGCCGTAGGGCGTAGCGCAGCAGGTCATTGGCCACGGCCTGGGTCACGTTCTCGCAAGCCAAGCCCTTCCAGAGACGGGCGCGGGGCCACTCGGTGGCGTCCTGGGCAGGCTTCCAAGCTGCCTTGGCGTAGCTAATACCGTCGTCCTCCAGCCGGGCAAATGGGTAGCAAAGCACCCGGCCCGAGGGCAAAGAATACCAGAGATGCAGGCCGTCGAACAGGTAGGTAACCCGCCCGGCGGTGAACTCCTGCCCCCGGTTACGCATCGCCCTGGTGTACTGCTGCTCAAGCTGCTGCCAGAAGTTGACGGCCCACTGATTGTTGCGGCGCCATGCGTCCACCATGCGCTTGGAGTCGGCCTCGGACAGGCGCACACTGTAGATGCGCGCCATCGACGCAAACGCGCCCACGCCGCCAGCGAACCCGCAGGCCAACTCCTGCACCTTGCCGATCTGGCGCTGGGCCGACTCGCCGTCGCGGTCGTAGTCGGCCTTGATGTCGTCATAGGTGCGCTGGAAAGTACCGGCGGCATTGACAATGTAAGGGTCGAGGCC